TCCTCGGAGTCCTAAGGGTTGCTCCTATAAACATGGAACACACTGTCCCACGGCATTACAAGGAGGGCAACTGCATCCCCATCTGGTTCTCCAGTTGCGCCACCAACTCCGGTGGAACGCCACCTGTGGGGGCGAAAGCCCCCAGATCGGGCGGACCACCCGGCATCGGCATCCCAGCACCAGCCGGGGGTGCACCCTGCGGTGTCCCCTCCGGGCCGGGAGGCATATTCGGTTGTTGTTGCATGATGAACTTCTCGGGGTCTACCACGTCGAACCCCTGTTGAAGGACGTAACGGGCCAGCGCGGCCGGATCGACAACAATACCGATCAGCGGCGCCAGCGCGTTCATCAGAGACACCGCCTGCTGCTTGCGGATAGTGTCGTTGATTGGCTGCGTGGACCCGCCCTCCACGCTGAAGTCGTACTCCCCCACAATGTCGTCCCGGGAGTAGGGCACGAACAAGTCGTCCCCACTGCGAGCCGCTACCCGGGCCATTTCCTCACCGGTCATGAACTGTTGCATCAGTTGGATCACACGGCGGGCGATCTCCCCGATGGCCAACTCTATGATCCCCAACTTGTCAGCGGCCCGTGCGTTACCCGCATCGGCAATAATGCTGGCTTCCGTGGCTGTACGTCGAATCTCCGGCATCTGCCCCCGGGCGTATTCGGACACACCGGACACCGTGTTGATGTCCTGCTCAATGATCTCCGACGTGTTGTACACCTCGGGTGCCAGGGGGGTTTGCGGCATCGGTACCACAACCTCGGCCAGTGGCTTGTTCTCGTCAATCACCGGCACCAGTCGGCCGTCCTCGTCGGACTCCAACGCCTCCCGACCCGCAGGGCCAAAGGAGCGTTCGTGGTACAGGTACTTCCGGGCGTAACGCTTACGAGCGTTCACCAACTGCGAACGAGTCTTGTCCAACTCCAGTTGCAGCGACTCAATCGACTCCAGGTCCCCCATCGGGTAAAAGTAATCCGGTACGTCGTAGTTGCGGATCATCACGAAAGGCTGCCCATAAGCGTAGGGCATGGCAATCGGGTCGACCAGGAACTCCTCACCCGTCATGGAGAAGACACTCATCGTGTTGTCGGCCACATCGTAGAACTCAAAGATAATGACCCGATCCTCCTCCCGTAAGAACTCCTCGCGCTCCTGACGGTCAGTGACCTCGTACATCGGGTACAGCATCGAATCGGCCGTCAGCCTCTTACGGGCTGCTGCCCGGTACCGCTTGTCGCTCTTAGCGTCCTCCAACCGTCGTGTGATCCGCTGGGCGATCCACTTGGCATCATCCAGACAGGTCGCCTCCGGGTCGACATAAATGTCATACGGGGAGATGCGCTCCACGAACGGCTGATCCTCCACGATCATCATTGCCGTCTGCGGAATGTTCGCCCCCATCTCGTCATCGGTGGGCAACCCACCAGCCAACCCCGGGGATTCCATGGCAAACTGGTCCGCCTCAAACAAGGCGTCCTGCAACATGTCGTCGCGCTCGTCCTCACCCAGCGTGCGCTCCTGTTCAAGGAACTTCCACCCGGTCTTGATCCAGCCGTGGCCGAAGATCAGGAAATCCTTGACGGCACGGCGGAACGGCTTGCGGAAGTCGTGGTGGCGCCACAAGTAGTTGACCACAGCCTCCACGAACGCCGACCGGTCAGCGTTCTCGGGCTGCGTGGGAGACACCACGATCTTCGGGTGGTTGACCGACACTGCCGGTGCGATCACGTTCACCGTGGAGAACGCCAGATTGACGGCAACGAGGTCTTCCTTGTTGACCGTAGTGCGCGGCCAGTGCTTGCCGCGATACAGGTCGTTCATGCGACGCCACAAGTCGTCGTACCCCATCTCGTCACGCCACCGGGCGGAGTTCCGCAACCGTTGTTGCTGAACCTCAAACTTCTCGGGGAGCGTCTTACGGGCCATCAGAACGTGGCCTTATCGGGTAGGCGTTCTATGTTCCGCCCCTGAGCCAGCGCGTTCTCCTCGGTCTTTCGACCGCGCTCCTCGCGTGTCAGGTGCTGTTCGTCCGGGGGCAGCGTGGACCGGTAGCCCCGCCCAGTTGCGAAGCCTATGCCATGAAGTCTTTGACGCCGTGCCCATAGATCATCTATTTCAGCGCAGGACAGCGCCCCACGCTGTTCCACCAGATAGTCGCGGAACTCCCCGTAGGACGCCTCCCGTGGGAGGATCGCCATAGTTACGGGCGCTTGGTATGTGGTGCAGCGTTGTGGCCCTTCAGATCCGGCTGCGGCTTGGCAGGCTCAACCTGTCCAGTCACACCATGCTGGTTGAAGGGAGTCTGACGCGGCGAGTTCTCACCGTAGTCGCCAGTGAACTGGGCGTACTTCGGGTCACCGAATCGCTGCTTGGGCGAGTTCGGGGCAGCCGGTTCCCAAATCGGGTTGGCTACTGTGGAAGCGCCACGTTCCATCTTGTTGTTCTGACCCTTCGGGCCATCAATCGTTTCCGTGCCGCTCGTAAACGACACAAAGTTACGTACTGCCAAGGCAAACACCTCCGTTAGAGTCTCTAAAAGGTAGGGTCACACTGTCCCACGCACCGTTTTGTCCCCAATCCGCAGATCCGGCTCCTCATCGGGCTTGATCATGCGCGCGAACCAGTCGACAGTCCAATAATCGTCTACTTTCGGGGCAAACTCCGGCATAAACGCGTATTGGCGCATCTCGTTCGCCAACGCCAACGCCATAACGCGGTCATCGTGCGGTGAACCGCCCATCGACCCCTTACTGTTCCTGACGTAGGTGCGTAACTCGGCAATAGTGTACCTGTCATGTATGTCCAACTCCCCGGCCCTCAGAGCCATACCCAGATCGTCAATCAACAGGGGTTTCGTGGTGCGAGTGGTCTTCCACCCGAACTCCTGAGACACCTTGGTGGTCGAACGGTTCAACGTGCGCTTGCGAAACAGGTTCGGGTGCCCCATGTGGCGCAACTGGGTGATAGTCGTCAACCCGTGGTTGTTCGACTCCACGCACGTCAAGGCATCATTGTACCACAAAGCGAGCATGTAAACTTCGTGGGCCAGCGTGTCGGGGGGAATGTGTCCGTGCCATACAGCCACCTGCTCGCCCGCTCGCACGTCCAACACCTGCGCGCACGAATAGTCCCCGTGGGCGAGCCCCTCCGCCGTGTCGACCCCCATGCAATAGGCACGCCCATGCTGAGGTTCACGCCAAACTGTGAGCATCTTTACGCCACTCCACCACTCGCGTATGCGGCTCCCACAAGAAGCCGCGCTGACCTTCTTCCACCCGGCCCATCATAGTCTCCAACACGTCCAAGTCGAACACCGGGTTGCCCGACTTGATAAACGCCTCCTCCGGCGTGTTCGGATACTCCTGAGCCAACTGCCATGACAGCATGGAATCCTGCTTCGACTCGTACCACGACTCGTCCCGATCCTCAGACGCACTCCACGGGAAGAACATGGGCGCAAACCGGTTATTACCCGTCGACGCGCCCACCCACAGTTCGTGAAAAAAGTTACCAGACCCATTGGCCGTCGACAAGCCGATTATACGGCCCCCCACGTCAGCAACCGGCTCTATAGCAGCCCACGCCTCCTCAGGGTTCGGAAGGAACGCCCATTCGTCAACCACAACCAGCGAAGCCGACTCACCTCTAGCAGGATCGGATGCTGAAGGCATCGAAGTGATCTGGCTACCGTTACTGAACGCCATCTTCTGCTGATGCTCCACCAGCGGGTCCGGGCCGCGCTCCACCATCCAATCCGGCATGTGCTGAAACCCGTACTTCGACTTTCGTAGAAGCAGAACCGACTCTCGTTCCGTTCTACTCAGGTCAATGATGTTCTGATCCGGTCTGAAGAACGCCAACCAGAACTGGTGGGCGGCTACCAGAGTCGTCCACCCGATCTGACGGGCCTTCAAGGTCAAACTGTACCGATGCTCGTCCCAGTGGGCCAACGCATTGGACTGCGCCTTGCGCAACCCGAACAGGATACGCCCGTGCGACGGGTGCGCTATATACCAGTAGTTCTCCAGAAAGTACTGTTCATCATCAGCGCAGTGGCGCCATTCGGCTTCCTGCTGGAGTTCAGTCAGGCGACCCATCAGTTACAGACTTCGCATTCCTCTGCCTCATCGAAACCGCAGTCCAAAGGTTCGTCGTCATCAAAAGGGTCATCGAAGGGCGGCAGCGCCGGATGCTCACCGAAAGCCTCCTCGCGCCCGTACACCTCGGAGTCCACCAGCGTGTGAGCGTGATGCTGCTTGTTCATGTCACCCCCCCCATGGTGCGCCAGCACTCAACTGCCGCAGCAAATCCATCCACTGCTCTCTAGTCCAGTTCTGCCCACTCAGCGT